ATGTTTATTACTGTAAAAGATTTCGAAGACAATATAATCGAAAGAGGTTTTCTTGATAACTATTCAAGAAAGAGCAATCGAAATATATTACTTGATACTCGATTTAACGATAATTACGAAAACTTCCAAAAACTCTCTGAATACAAGGATTCATATTTAGATTTTGAAAACCAAGTCAAATTAGAATATCTATACATTGATAAAGAGATTTACACTACTTCTTCTTAGATTCTTCTATTATTTTTTGAAATTGTTCAGGTGTAAGCTTAGGTAGGCTTCCTGATTCATCGTTCCTGATCTCGCTATTATTTGATTCGTTTCTACTCAAAACCTCACCTCCCTGCAACGTCTACATAAGTAGGCGTTTTTTACCATCACTTCTTATTTTTATTTTTATTTCGAATCAAAACAGTTGTTATAAAAGCAGTTAATAAGAATGTGAAGCCCAACATACCAATAACCGCCATAATTCTAGCAATAGGATTTTCCTTATAAATAACAACGTAGAATCCTAGGGCAAAGAAATACAGATATATAGGTGTTAATATTATAAGGAGTTTGTTATATTTCTCCATCCCTCAACCTCCAATCCTTGTAATATAAAAATAAAATTGCTAGAATAAAAACAGTTCTTCTCATTTGAGATGAATTAAAAGTAAATGTCTTCGTAATGGCGCACCGTTCCTTTTTAGTAGGGGGCGGTGTTTTTTTTGATGTTTATTTCAATTCAAAATCTCTATTCATATGTTTTAAATGAGGTGAATGTTAAAATTCCCAATAAGCCAATTATTGATATGAGAATAGCTATAAGAGTGCAAAAACTGTTATCACTGTTGTTACTATTCACTTAAGTCGTCTCCTTTTTTACCTAAAAAAAACTCCATAAATTCTTCTTTTGTCATATTACTTAAGCTATCTTCAGTTATTTTTTCTGTAACATAGGGGAAGCTGTTTAATCTTTTTAAAATTTCATTTAAACTCCATCCTGTTTCATCTAAGATCTCTTTAATATCCAACTTTCAAAATCTCCTTCGTTGTAATAGATAATTTAAACTGATTAGAATAGATAATAATAGAAAAATAAAAGTATAGACAATTAAATGTTCAATAAGTGATTATTGCTTCTTTAACACAGTACATGAATCTCCCTTGTAAAAAATAAATAGTATTGTTAATATATATGATGTTCACTTCATTTATGGTGAACAAGCATGAATATTTGTATTTGTTCGCCGCTCCTCTCCCCAACTAGGAGCGGTGGTTTTTTTATAATTTCCTTAACATAATAGAATTTGTTATAATAAGTTTAGAAGTTGAAAACACTTCTGCGAGAACCTTCTACCTTTTTTCAATATTTTTTCCGCCGTCTGATTTTTTATATGTTATCAGGTGGCGGTTTTTGCTTTCCGAAATTGATTTAATTAATCCTTCTCACCTCAAAAACCCTCAACGGCTCAAATGTAATAGAATAATTGCCGTAATGAGTTCCGATACCATACTTCTTTTTATAATGTTCAATACAATCTAGTACGTGACCTTCTGAAATCTCAAAAAAATTAGCAAGCTCGTACAGATTGTGTACACCTTGCTTAAACGCTTCGACTATACCCGATAGGGGCATAGTTGTTTCATAAGAATAGCGTCTTGCGTAATTTTCAAACTTTCTATTATTGAAATGTGATTGATCCAAGATGTTGCCGTATGTAAGTTTGTGATGCGCTAGTTCTTCATGTAAGATTTCATGTTTTCTTCTTTCAGGTAAATCTTTATCAATAAATATAACAAAATCAGTGCAAACACCGTCGTACCCCTTTGGTAGTTTTACATTATCTTTAATTTTAATATGTTGATTCTCTATTAGTAGTTGTTCATACTTAGACAAATGTATCTTCCCCTTTATTTATCTTCGTTTTTAAACCTTTCGACTAGAGACATGATGTAGTCGATATCCTCTTGTTTTAACTCGCCTTCTAAGTGAGCAGCTAAAGTTTGAGGTTTTTCTTCTACATTATCTTTTGGAAAGAAATCATCAACGCTGCATTTTAATATGTGTGATAATTCAAAAAGCGTATCTTGATTAGCTTTTCTTAAACCTTTTTCATATCTGCTTACAGCTTGGCGACTAACATTCAATTTATCAGCTAAACCTTGTTGTGTTAAACCTCGTTTTTCTCTATGTACTTTAATCTGATTTCCGATATAAATTGCTAGTTCTTCTTGATTCATTTCTTTTTCCTCCATCGATTTGTTAAATTAATTATACATTATATGTCACCAAAATGGTAGCTTTTTTTATCAAAAAAACAAAAAAATATACAAATGTCTATTTACATGTCACCGAAATGGTGCTATAGTTGTATTTGCAAGGAGGTGCTACACAAATGCAACATAAACTTTATGGTTTAAGAAAAGGTAGATATACCCAAGATGAAATGGCTAAAATTTTAAGTATTAGCCGTAATTCGTATATCAATAAAGAGCAAAGTAGAACTGCTTTTACATCTGATGAAATGTTTATTATTTCGAAATTGTTCGGAAAAACTATGGAAGAAATTTTTTTGCCTAGATGTCACCAAAATGGTAACAACGCGCACCAAAAAACTTAAGGAGGACAAACAATGCAAGAGGAAAACAAAAAAGTCATCTATTACTACTATGATGAAGCAGGTAATAGACGACCGTTAGACCTACAAGTAAATGAAGGTTATGACTTAATGACTCAAGAAATATTCATCGATAACACCTTAAAAAACCATCCATATTTAAAAAGTAACTTTTACGCTTTAGTTGATGGTACCGAGTTTAAGATAGATTGAATTTTTGAGAAAGATACTGAAAAGCCAATTTGAAATTTAACCCACAATCGAACAACCAACTTAAGGAGGATAAAACAATGTTTAAAAGAAAAAAGAAACAACCTTATAAATGTTACGTAGAAACAAACTTATCAGAACTCAAATTATTGCTTAACAAAGTAAAAAGCCTATCATCGCAATCAGAAAATAAGCAGATTGAGTTAAAGAGAAAAATAAGTGAATACGAAAGTTTGGTTAAGCAAACCGAAAATACCATTAAAGAAATTAACAAATTCAAGCTCAAAGCGAAAATAAAAAAAGGCGACGAATAGACGCCACCTAGAAAGATTAGGAAAGTTTCATTTCAGTTTTACATTTAGGGCACTTGGCTTTCGATTTTTTCAGATCAATAGTGTACTTCCTTCCACAGTTCACACAATGAACTTCAATGTATCGAGCAGCCTTTTCTAAAGCTTTCTCTAATTCTTTCATCCCTTTAATTTTCGCCAAAAGCTTTACCTCCTTTCATAAGGAGATAAGAAAAGTATAGCACAGCAAATATAAATAGGAGGACAACACAATGCAACAAACACTGCAAGTTTCAATCACAATTCCTGATACTCACGTAATTCTTAGCCTAGATGAACATCAAGAATATAAGAAACTCGAGCTTAAGGGTAAATATTTCACTTTAAGTCAGTTAGCTAAGCGAATTGACAGAAGTGAAGAATGGATTAAGAAGCACATTATTGATAATCCACGTAATCGCAGACAGATTGAATCATTCAGTAAGTTCTCGACTGGCAAAGGAACAGGTTACATGTTCCACGCTGAAAAGATATTAGATTGGCTTGATAGTCATTTTGAAGAAGTTGTGAAGGGGTGAGGATATGGAGAAGTTAATAGCGCTTTTGATAACACTGATGACTACATTCGTGGTAACTACAGTGTTTGCATTCAATGCTTACTTTACTACAACAGTATTTGTAGCAATCACTACTGTAATAACAACTTACTACACTGCTAAATATGTAATCAACACATTAAAAAAGACTGAATGCTAGTAGCAGCTAGCAAACAGTCGGGAGTCGGAGTTTTTACACAATATTCCGATTCCATTCTACCAAAAATGGAGGAAAACGCAAATGTTAAAAGAAAAAAGAATGACCATCGAGCAAATGCTAAGAATCCAACGTGAACTCGATAGATGTCGAGCCTATTCCGATAACGTATGCACCGTAGAAGGAATAAATTATGACAGTGGCACTAGAGGAATCGCATTTAATCACGTTGGTTTTAGATACCCAAATAAAATTAAATCAATTTATATTTATGACTGGGAAACACCAGAGGTTATAGAGGAGAAAATAAACAAGATCAAAGATGTCATCGCAGGGGAGGCACTAATCGAATGAATAAAATAGTCACTTACTTCTATAAGCACAAAGATTTAGACATTTATGTAACGAACCGTCCAACAGACGCTAACCCTAACATCAAGTACTCAACAGATAAACGTGATGCGCGTAAATTCGATGGAATGGAAAATGTGCTAATCGATACAGCAACGCATGATGTTTACAAGCACACTCACACTGAAACGGATGAGATTGAGAAGGTGGAATTAGAATGAGTTTCAACATTACAAGTGCTAAAGATATCACCACAGATAAAGCAACCTACTTTATTTACGGTAAACCAGGTAGCGGTAAGACACATACTCTTAATTATTTACCGGGCAGAACACTATACGTCAACGTAGACAAGTCTGAACGCCCCCTAAAAGGCAACGAGAACATTGACATCTTAGAATTCAATTCTCACGAAGCATGGGAAGAATGGGGCGAATTAATGAAATGGTTTGCTGATAAGAATAATAAATCGATACTTGATAAGTACGACAACATCGTTATCGACAACTTATCTGAACTGTTTAGATCAATGTTAGCGAATCTCGGACGTACCGGTAAAAACCAAAGAGTGCCTGAAATGTCACATTATCAACGAGTAGACTTCTTCACAATTGATAGCTTGCGATATCTTCAATCATTAAACAAACGGTTGGTATTGTTAGCGTGGGAAACAAACTATGACTTTTATACACCTGCCGGTCAACAAATCACACAATCTGTACCGGATATACGTAAAACGATACGTGACAATGTTGCAGGATTATGTCAGGTAGTTGCTCGATTGATAGTGAATAAAGAATCGGGTAAACGTGGGTTTATATTGATGCCAACGAATCAGATATTTGCTAAAAATCAATTAGATAATCGTGAACACTGTTTACAAGAGGATTTGTTTAAAGTGGGTGATGTGGATGGTTAAAAGTATATATTTACAAGATGGAGAAGAGATATTTGTAGATGATGAAGATTATGAAAGAGTGTGTAAACTAACTTGGTATTCCTCATACTATGGTAATTCTAGAAGAGTATTAAGCACTCAAGAAAAATTACTTTTAAATTCTTATATAATCCCTGGTTCATTTCAGATTAAAAAAAATAACTATTTCACTAAAGATAATTTAACAACAAAAGGTAATAAAACGCGTTGGTCAAAACCGATGATAAAAGGCTCTTCTCAATATAAGGGCGTTCATAGAAATAAAAATAAATTCAAAAGAATTTGGACGTCCAAGATTGTTGTTGATGGAAAGCAGAAATTTTTAGGTAATTTTGACACTCAAGAAGAAGCAGCTCAAGTATATAATGATGCTGTAATAAAATATTGGGACGGTCAAGGTTATTTAAACGAAATAAATAAAAACAATAAACTGATTATAGCTAAAAATAAATCGCAAAACTTCTACGACACAAGGATTTTGTCAAATTCATCTTTCAAAGGAGTTTACAAAGATTCGAAAGAAAATACTTTTAATGTAGGTAAATATTTTAATGGGAGCTATGTACATTTTGGTAGAGACAAGTCACTCAATAATGCTGCTCTTATTTACAACAAATGTGTATTTTACCTTTATGAAGATAATGCAATCCTAAACGACGTACCTATGACAGATGAACTTGAAGAATTCATATCTAACTGGGAAATACCTGAAAGAATTAAAGCGTTAAAGCTTAACGAGGAGGTGGTCAATAATGGCGACTAACTTCCAACTTTATGAGTACCAACAGTCATTAGTCGATAATGCAAGACTACAATTAGCTAAACATAGTGGTGTATTAATACAGGCACCACCTGGAAGTGGTAAGTCCGTGATGATTGCAGAAATCGTAAAACTAGCGACTGAAAAAGGCAACAGAGTGTTATTCATCGTCCACAGGAAAGAATTGATTGAACAGATCAAAAACACATTAACTAGACACAACGTGGATTTAACACTTGTAGACGTCTTTTCAGAAAAACGAGCTAAAAACAACCTTGCTAACTTAACACCACCGAAAATTATTGTTACTGATGAAACACACCACAGTAGAGCAAAAACTTACACTGAAATTTACGAATATTTTAGCGATGCATGGCGTGTTGGATTTACTGCTACACCTTGGCGGGCAAACGGTAAAGGGTTTACAGATATATATCCTGTAATGGTCAAAGGTCCCACGGTCGAATGGTTGATTGATAATAATAAGCTAGCGCCATACAAATACAAAAGTATAGCATTGGTTGATTCAAGTAAATTGAAGAAGTCAAGCACTGGCGACTATACAAAAAAATCGATGGACGAAGCTGTACCAAAAGCAATTTATGGTGATATCGTAAGTAGTTACAAAAAATTTGCAAATGGTCAAAAAACCATACTCTATGCTCACAGTGTTGAGGCGAGCCAATCGATTGCGGATAAATTTAATCTTTCAGGTATCACGGCAGTACATGCAGATGCGAAAACGCCGAAATTAGAGCGTGAAAGCATCATGCAAAATTTTAGAAATAACAAAATCAAAGTGCTTTGCAATGTTGATTTAATTAGTGAAGGGTTTGATGTGCCTGATTGCACTTGCGTCATTCTTGCAAGACCCACGGATTCACTTGTTTTATACATGCAACAGTCCATGCGTTCAATGCGTTATCAACCAGGTAAAGTAGCAACCATTATTGATCACGTTGGAAATTACACGAGACACAATTTACCTGACTTTAAACACAATTGGGATGAACACTTCAAAGGGACCGAAAAGAAAAAGAAACGCAAGTCAAAAGATGACGTAGAAGTTGGTTTAAAAAACTGTGATGAATGTTTCACTGTTTATCAATCGAACTTAAAATTTTGTCCTAATTGCGGACATGAGAATGAAATTATCAAAGAAGAACTTGAGAATGTTGAAGCAGAACTGACAGACATTAAACCATTCAAAGTAGATTACACATTGCAGCAATATAGCAAGAGCGTAAAAGATAAATCTGAATTAAAAACACTGGAAGATTACTATCTCTACGCAAAAGCGAATGGTTATAAAACGGGTTGGATTAAGTACAATTTCCACGAATATCGAAATGCCAATTTTATAACTTTAAATGCAGATTTAAAACCAATAAAACAAAAATACGGATATTAAAGGAGACTATAAATTATGGCTTTATTTACAACTGATTACTCAAATGTTAACGAAATGGACTTTGGTCCACTACCTGAAGGTGAATACGAAGTGATTATTACGCAGGCGTCAGAAGGTTCTACGCCAAACGGTAAAGAAAAAGTAGGTTTACGCTTAGTGGTTCGTAATGATTTAGGACAAGTATCTGATTTAGCTAAAACTAACGGCAAATATGCGAACCGAATTATTTTTGTAGACGAATGGAAACGTACTATTGATGGTCAATACAAATATAAGATTGATAACTTTATGCACTATTTAAACGGTGTGGGCGTGCCTGAAGGGACACAAGTAAAAGACTTTGAACACTTGTTAAGTTTAATGCGTAACAAACCCGTACGTGTATTCGTTAAACAAGAAGAAAACGAATATAAGGGTGAGAAAGAAACAGTGAACCGTGTCGCACCTTGGAACTTCAAACGCACTAAATTTGAGCAAGTTAACCACGAATTCAAAGAAAAAGAAAACGATAGTAACGGTCCAATCGATATTGATGATGATACTTTACCGTTTTAATTAGGAGGATTATTCAATGTTTCCAAAGGAATTGACTAAATTAAACAACTGGTGTGTTTGGAAATATCAAAAACGTAACGGCAAGTTAACGAAAGTTCCTTTTAATGCGGAAACAGGCGAATTTGCAAAGTCGAATGATCCAAACACATGGAGTAGTTATGAAACAGCAATTAATTTTACAGGTGCTGATGGTGTGGGGTTCTTCTTTGAACCTCCATACCTAGGCATCGATATAGATAATGTAGAAGATGATATTTACAGATACAGACAAGGCGATAAACTCGATAACATCGTATCAGAATTTACAGAAGCCTTTAAAACGTATACAGAAGTCAGTCCATCAGGCAACGGACTACATTTAATTGTTAAAGGCAAGATACCTGGTGAACGTAGACGTAAAGGCAATATTGAAATGTATGACAGTGGACGATTCTTTACGATGACAGGTAATTCAATCGGCAAGTATAAAGAAGTGACTGAAGCCTCTCCACAATTGTTTGAAGAAATATACAACAAGTACTTTCCTAGTACTTCGAACGTTATCCAACATCCATCAAATAACTTTCAAGACAACATCCACAATTTATCGGAAATGGAAGTTATTAATGAAATCTATCAATCAAAGCAGGCAAAAATATTCGATGATTTAATGCGTGGGAATTACGAACAATATTACGGCTCTCATTCTGAAGCAGATATGGCACTAGCTAACATCCTAGCCTTTTGGTGTGCTAAAGATTACACGCAAATGGATAGTATTTTCAGACAATCTAACTTATATCGTGATAAGTGGGATGAGAAACGTAAAAATTCCACATATGGAGAGCAAACGCTATTTAAAGCAATCAATGAAACACACAATGTATACACGCCTAAAGCCAAGGATGAACCCCTTAAATATGCTTTGAGTCATATATTTGATGAAGAAGAAACCAAAAAAGAATATCCAATCAGAAGTTATGACGATACGGGGAACGCTGATAGATTTATTGATCGCTACGGAGAACTTTATAAATACAGCTATATCAGTAATAAATTTTATATCTACGACGGTACAAAGTGGGCAGTCGATGATAGAGGGTCAATCAGGAGATTAATTGACGAAATGATAGAAGATATCAAAAATGAAAAGGTTATGCACAGTGATGACGTTTCAGAAGAAGAAGCGCGGGAGTTCTTCCAAAAGTATTATAAAAAAACACGTGGGACTCAAGCTAAGAAAAATATCATGAATGAATTAATGCACCGACAACCAGTAACACCTGATGATTTTGATAAAGATAATATGCTGCTTAATGTAGCTAATGGTTATATCGATTTATCATCTCGTGAGTTATACCCACATGATATTGATAAGAAGTTTAGTCAAATTGCAAATACGGATTATTCAGAGAAAATGCAACCTGCCGTGTGGTTAGACTTTCTGAACGATATATTCGATAGCAATAAAGAAGTGATTCGCTACATTCAAAAAGCCCTCGGTTATTCACTCACAGGCAGCACACGTGAACAAGTGATGTTTATCCTCCACGGTAAAGGACGTAACGGTAAAAGTATTTTTGTTGAAACTATTGCAGAAATCCTAGGTGATTACTCAAACAACATGCAAGCGAAGTCTTTAATGGTTAAGAAAAACGACAATGTCAACACAGATATTGCCCGATTAAGTAAAGCCCGGTTTGTCACATCATCTGAACCAAATGAAGGATTTCGATTTGATGAAGGACTTATCAAGCAAATTACAGGTGGCGACAAGGTGACTGCACGATTCTTATATGCCGAAGAATTTGAATATACGCCCAAATTTAAGATATGGGTGTCCACAAACCACAAACCAATCATACGTGGCACTGATGATGGTATTTGGCGTCGGTTAGTATTAATTCCGTTCGAAGTACAAATACCTGAAGAAAAAGTCGATAAGGATCTAAAGTACAAACTTTTACGTGAAGCGCCTGCAATCCTTAACTGGATGACAGAAGGTGCGTATATGTGGATGCAAGAAGGACTGGAAATGCCTGACAAGTTAAAAGATGCTATCGATAATTATCGAAAAGAAATGGATACACTAGGACAATTTATAGCAGATAAATGCGAAGTTGACCGAAGTTATTCAGAGCGAGTCAGTAATTTACACAATGCATATAAAGAATGGGCTTTAGAAAATTTTACTAACACTAAAACGTTAGGATTAAAAAGTTTTAGTCAAAAAATGGAAGAACGATTTATTAAAGAAAATAGACGAGATGCAAATTATTTTGTCGGATTGAAAATCAAAGAAAAATATACTGGGTTAACTCAAATTTTAAATTAGTGTGGAACTTGTGTGGAGGGTATGTGGAACTTCAGAGGTGCCAAGTTCCACCATTCAAACCCTTGATATTATGCCTTTTTATATACTTTGTGGAACTTGTGGAACTTTAAATAGGAAAAGTATGTATACGTAAAAATAAATGTATATATAAGAGTTTGACGGTTTATAAGAATAACCCTCCACACCCTCCACAACATACCTTGAACCCTTGAGAGAGTAAGAATGAAACTGTGGAACTTCAGTGGAACTACCCTCCACAAACCTTCCACAAAATGAGGAGGAATCAATAATGGATAAAAAAATAATTCAAATATTAAATGTGGAAAGAAAAATGGATGCGATATATGACAATGAAGATGGAACTTATTTCAAATCCCCAATTATCTGTTTAGCACTAGTGGAATTAGAAGATGGCGAAAGATATGTGGAGTTAATGGATATATCAGATGGGGACGGCTTAATAGATTTTTCAGGGATGCATGAATCAAACTTCCGTGGAGTAGAAATCTATGACTGAACAACAAATACAAAATAACATTATCCTTGCTGCAAATAAATGCGGACATCGATTGTGGAGAGCAAATGCAGGAAAAGTTATCACAAAAGATAACCGAGTTGTTAATTTATTTCCAAAAGGATTTCCTGACACGGTTGGATTTCGTAAATCAGATGGAAAATTTATTGCTATCGAAGTAAAAACAGAGCGTGGAAGATTACGTGATGATCAGATAAAATTTCAAAATTTTGCGAAAACGCAACCGATATTATACGGCGTCGCTCGCAGTGTGGAAGACGCACTAAAAATTATTGAGGGGGATTAACATGCATACAGTATTAGCATTACATCGTAACGGAGAGAAACCGACAATAACGTCTCATGATGAGTTTGAGAAATAAAAAATGGAACAAGCCTACAGAAACTATAAAACGGAAAGAAAAGCTAAACCATGGCTTAAAACAGTACCGCAATCGGTTCCTGCAAGTCCTGCGTATTATGATTTATGCAGATTTTCGGGTGTGCCAGTAAAACAGAAAGAAATCAAACGTTATGAGGCTAAACCGAAAGAAAAGAAGTTGCCTAAAATACCTGGTGATCATACACGTGAATTCATGATTGATGGTTACGTGGTATCGGTAAGACAGTTAGCTAAATTATTAAATATGCGATACGAGGTTGTGAATAGCAGATTGCGTAACGGTGCAACTCCTGAAGAATTAATGGAGAAAAAGGGTGTGAAGTTATGAAACTAAAAATTCGTGAATTAGACGAGGACGACAAAGTCTCTTTCTATGTGGACGAAAAACTGTACGAAGGCAAGGTTACTGATTTTAAATACAATTTCAAAGGTAAAGAAAATGCCGAAATCGAATTAGAAAATGGATTTTATTATTACCTTACAGATGACGATGATTGGGAGGCTATTTATGACTAATAAAGACATGGTTAATAATCCAATTCACTACACTTATGGCGATATAGAAGTGATTGATTTCATTGAGCAGGTCACTAAAGACTACCCTGCAGAAATGGCGTTTGCGATTGGTAATGCGATTAAGTACATCAGTAGAGCGCAACATAAGAATGGTAAAGAGGATTTAGCAAAGGCGCGATGGTATTTGCAGAGAGCGTTTGATCATTGGGAGGTTAAATAAAATGGGCGTACCAATGTATGAATACGTCGTTTACAAAGGCGACGAAGTGATTTGCGCTGGTACTAAAGATGAAGTAGTAACGAAGTTAGGGATAAATAACAATAACCTTGATTCCATCGCTAGCAATAGAACTAAAAGACGAGAAGCAGACGCTTACGAAAGGAATGGCTATAGCAAACGCATGGTAGCTGTAAAAGTGAGTATAGCTGAACTGCAAAAAGAATTGGGGTTGGTGTGATGAACACATTCCACTTATACAATGCAGGGGGAGAAAAAGTGCTTATTGCGCGTGAAACTTTCGGCGGCTACATCATGATTGGTTTACCGAAAAGACAGTATAGCCATATTGACGGTTACTATCCTGCAGATGAATTTAACTACTTTAAATCAGTGCATAACCTAATGTACGCAGAGGAGCTAGGCAGCCAGATTAGCATATTTGATATGTAGGAGAAGGAGATGATGGAATGAGTGATTTTATTACATTAGAAAAAACTGATTGGTACAAAAAGTTAATTCAAGAATGTGACTCGTACAAACAAGAACGTGACACACTCATCGAAGACATCGCAAAGTTACGTGCAGAACGGGACGAGTATAAACAGAAAATTATTTTTATTTCTAACCAATATTCTACTGAAATTGAACAAGCATTGAATAACAAAGACTTAAATGAAAGTTTGTTCTTGCTAGAAAAATTAAAAATGGATTTAGATGAGGTGCTTAAGAATGGCGAAGATTGATTACAAACATATATGGCAGGACTGGAAAGAAAGACAGATGAGACTTTTTGTATCAATGTATGCAAACGCAAAAATAAGTGGCGAAAAAGAATTAATAAGAGAATGTAACTTAAAACGTGCAGAACTACTAGAAATGGATAAATACGATGGAACACAAGAATTTCATAATATCCTACACGACCTAAAAGAGAAAACTCAATGTCAAAAATGTGGTAGTGAAGATATAAAAATAGATGAGCTTGTAGAGGAAAATTCAGGTTGGAGATTAGGTTACGGTTACAAATGCAACACATGCGGACAAATTGGTATTTATTAACGAGGAGGACGAATGAATGACCCTAAACAATAAACTATACATCTTTAAAGCAAAAGTATTACGTGTGATTGATGGTGACACGATTGAGATGCGCATTGATCTTGGCTTTCACACACATACGGTACGTAAGGTTAGATTGCTGGGGGTGGATACGCCTGAACGTGGCAAACATGGTTACAACGAAGCTAAAGCATTCACGACTAGCACAGTATTAGGTAAGGACGTGTACGTGCAGACTTATAAAGCCGATGCATTCGGTAGATACCTAGCTGATGTGTGGTATCAAGAGGGAGATAACGAATATAGATTGAGTCATGAATTAACTGTACGTGGATTAGTTAAACAAGGCAGTAAATGGAATGAGGAGGACGAGTAGATGTCGACATGGATTCTTGTATCTACGATTGTCGTTTGTGTATTAATGGAGTATTTTTTTCATCGTCGATTCAGCAATAGGTATATAGACGGATTGTGTACTTTTGCTTTTATGGCAATTGTTATTGTACTAATCGTTTCTGCAGCTAGATTTGATGGTTTGCAAGGGTTGTCATCTGTCCTAGCAATTTTAATTGTAAATACAATGCACGAGATTAGAAGGATTAATCTTACTAAGGAGGATAAATAAATGGATAAATTAATCAAACGAGTAGAACAATGGAGCATTGATAAAGGATTAGATAAAGGTAATAGCTTTACACAATTTACAAAGAGTGTTGAAGAAATGGGAGAAGTTGCAGGTGCTTTGTGTCGTAACCGAAAACACGATTTAAAGGACGGTATAGGCGATGTATTGGTTACTTTAATCATATTGGCCCAACAAAATAATATGACGATTCAGGAGTGTTTAGAACAAGCGTATGGAGAGATTAAAGACAGAACAGGAGAAATGTCGGAAGACGGAAGTTTCATCAAATCCGACGACTTGTAGTAAAGACGTACTACAAAAAGTTAAAGATATATTAAACAAGGAGTGATCATATGAAAACTATTTTACACACGCTGGTAACAATTCTAATTTATGAGGGTGCTAAGAAATTAATGAACGATATGTTGGAGGATAAGTAATGAAAAAAATAATTAATCAAGTATACGTGATTGAAACTAAAGATGGCGATTTCTATCAAGAAGAAGTGGAAGTATATGGCAGTACTAATGCGAAGAATACATTATTAAAAGTTACACAGAATGTAAAAGAAGCTAAAAGATTTGCATACTTTAGAGAAGCTAATGATATTGCATATTCTTATGGATTTAAAGTTTTAGCGCTTAACACATATCTAGAGGATGTGAATTAATATGTGGATTACCTTGTTATCACTATTATCTATTGCATTACTCATTCACAATACGAGATTAAAGAAGAAAAACGAAATACTTAATTACACGGTATCTATTCTTGCTGGCCATATATTTGACGAGAGTGGAGAAGAATACGTTAAGAAGTTAATGAAGTAGGAGGAATAAACATAATGTTTTTAACTATCAAAGAAACTGCTGAACTTTTGAGATGTACAGAACATAATATTTATAAATTAGCACGAAATAATGAAATCCCAAGTGTAAAAGTAGGCGGTAAAGTCTTAATTCCTAAAGAGCAGTTGTTAAATCAGTTATTCGAAGGTAAGGATTGGAATTAGTGCATAACTTATTAAGTAGGAGGACATGTATGTACACACCATCTGAAGTTAAACAATTGATTATGGATTATCACTGGATGCGTCGACTTATTGACCATCAGGTTTATGAATATGACAGTACATCTATTGGGCAGTATGGTATTGAATCAGCAATGCCTAAAGCACAGGGTGGCACTGGAGACAAAGTACTGGTACGTGTGATACGTAATGATAAGGATAGACGTAAGACACAAGATTTAATAGACAAGGTATCGTTCATTGATGAGCACGAGCACCTCATTACCAATGATAAGAACTACCATATATTACAATTACTTAAACAAGGTGAGAGTATTACAGCAATAGAAGTACTAATGAAAGCAAGTCGTAAGAATGTATACAACCGTATCAATCAGATTGTGGAGGAGTATATGAAAGCGCAAGGGTAACACATTACACAGATTACACACTTTACACAGTATTATGTTTATCGAACTTTATTTATTATAATGGACTTGTCAATACTATATATACTTTAAGTCACTGGCACTCGAGTTATCTCGGGTGCTCTTTTGTTTGCTTGATATAAGCAGGAAGGATAGTGATCCAATATGTATCTAGACTAAGGAGCTTAACTCTTATGGATATCATTGACTATAACGAATATAAAGAACGTAAACGGTTCTATAACTCAAAGCATTGGCAACTTGTTAGAGAATACGTATTAAAGCGTGCTAATTATGAATGCGAGTGGTGCGCTGCAGAAGGAAAGGTAACAACAACTAATTTAGAAGTTGACCATATAGAAGAATTGCAGGATAGACCTGATTTGAAACTTGACCCTGATAACTTAAGAGTATTATGTAAGGCATGTCATAACAAAAGGCATACACGGTTTCAATATGGTGGTAATCAGTTCAAACCAAAAGTTAAAAAATGGAAAGACGAGAAGTGGTAAAAGTGTATCCCCCGGGTTGTTTCAATTGCGTACAATTTTATATTTGGGAGAACGGCGAGTGGGCTCGACTGTGCAAGAATTCCGCAAAAACTCGCATATAACCGTATACCCCCTACCCCTACATGCAGAAAGGAGTGATATTATGAAAGTAAGCGACAACGATAAGAACGTAATAAAAGAACGTAAGCGTTTAGAGGCTATCTATAGAGATATTCCCTCAGAAAAGTTTAAAGTCGTTGAAGGTTTAATTATTCAAGCAGCACGATTACGTGTCATGCTCGATTACATGTGGAAAGATATTCAAGAGAATGGCGAATACAACTTATTCCAACAATCACAGAACCTTCCGTCTTATGAACGTGAACGCCCCGTCGCACGACTTTACAACACACGCGATCAATCGTATCAACGTGTGATAAAACAACTGACTGACTTATTGCCGAAAGACAAAAAACCAGTTGAAACAGATGAACCTGTTGATGATTACGTATGATTCATAACAAGTACGTAGATGAATATATTCAACAGTGGCATGAGGGTAAGATAATATTCAATCAGGAACGTATCGACTTAATAAACTACTTAGAAAATGATGTATTAACGAAAGATAACATTCACTTTGAAGATGACAAGATTGAGAAGTGTATCAAGTTTATTGAAAAGTGGTACTTCCCGACACAACCATTTCAACGCTTTATTATCGCATTCTTATTCCTGATGGACGATGAAGAAGAATCACCTTACTTTACAGAATTCGCTCTATTCATGGGACGTGGTGCAGGGAAAAACGGCTTTATCAGTGCAATTAGTGATTTCTTAACCACACCTATTCATGGTATTAAAAAATATGATATTTCTATTGTTGCGAATAGCGAAGAACAAGCCAAAACATCGTTTAATGAAGTTTACGACGTGTTACTTGAACATAAGCGCAATAAAACGGGAGAACGTCCGAAAGCACCATATGAAGTAAGTAAAACTGAAATAAAAAATCGTTCTACAGGTTCGATTATCCGATATAACACATCTAATACGAAAACCAAAGATGGTGGCCGTGAAGGGTGTGTTATTTTTGATGAAATCGCTATTTACGAAACGGCGGACATGGTTAACGTCAAACGTGGTGGTTTAGGTAAGGTTATTCATGATAGAACGTTCTACATTTCCACAGACGGATTTGTTCGAGAAGGTTTTATGGATTCTATGAAAGAACGAATTACCGAAGTATTAAAACGTAACAATCCGAATGACCGCATATTCCCATTTTATTGTAAGTTAGATGACCCTAAAGAAGTTGATAACGAACAGATGTGGGAGAAATCAAATCCAATGTTACACCCTCCACTCACAGGCTATGCACGGAATTTAAAACGTAAGATTAAAGAGGAATATAACGTCCTTCATATCAACCGCTCAAATCGCCCTGAATTCATGACGAAACGTATGAACTTACCTGAAGTTGATGAAGAAAAAGTGGTTGCGCCATGGGAAGAAATCCTTGCGACGAATCGTGAATTCCCTGAATTGCAAGATAAAGCATGTATCGGCGGGCTTGATTACGCTTTGGTTCGTGACTTTGCAAGTGTTGGTTTGTTATTCCGTGACGGCGATGAGTATTACTGGCAAACACATTCATTCATACGTCGAGGATTCTTAGAAACAGTGCATCTTGAACCCCCAATTGAAGAATGGGCAGACAGAGGGTTATTAACCATTGTGGATGACGATGTGATTGATATTCAGTACATCGTTAATTGGTTTAAAACACAACAACAATACTACAATTTAACGAAAGTCGTATCGGATAACTTCCGTACGGATATTGTCCGACGTCCATTTGAAGACGCAGGCATACCTTTAGAGGTTATTAAGAATCCAACGGCTATACATGGTTTGCTTGCACCCCGTATTGATACGATGTTTGCGAAAAAGCAAATTGTATTCGGTGACAATCCATTAATGCGGTGGTTTACAAACAACGTAGCAGTTAAGATGCAACCTGACGGAAGCAAAAAATATATTAAGAAAGATGAAGTAAGACGTAAAACAGACGGCTTCCACGCCATGTTACATGCATTGTATCGAGCAGATGAAATATTAGAGTATGACCAACCATTTATTATGCATGAGATTAACTTCTAACTAGGGAGGAGATGGGAAAATGAGTATATTTGACAGGATTTTAGGACGCAACGAAGCCATTGAATTCAGTTATGATTTAGATTTAATCCGTGAAACGTCACATAAGGCGTACATTAAAAAATGGGCGTTAGATACTTGCGTTAACCACATTGCACGTACGATTAGTCAGACTAAATTTGAAATTAGTAACAGTGGTGCAAAAGAACTTAACTCAACCACACATTACAAATTGAATGTACGACCGAATACAGATGAATCGGCTGCAACGTTTTGGCAAAAGGTTGTTCGAAAACTAATTTTTGATAACGAAGTGCTAATTGTTGTAACAGATACAAAAGATTTAATAATTGCTGATGACTTTTCAAGAGAACATTACGCATTATATGACGATGTATTTTCTGATGTGGTTGTGAATGATTTTAAATTCGAACGTAACTTCTTAATGGGCGAAGTGATTTACCTAGAATACAACAATGAGGCTATAGAGAATTTACTCTATGGCTTATTTAGCGATTATGGGGACATATTCGGGCGTTTGATACGTTCTAATTTAATGAACAATCAGATACGAGCAACGCTGGGAATGGATGCGAATATGCAAATTACTCAACAAACGCAAGAAAATATTCAGAGTTTCATTAACCAAGCATATGACGCGTTCAGTAAAAACGATGTGGCTATTGTCCCTGTACAAAAAGGTTACCAATATACTGAACACACTCGTGACAATACGTCAGGGAAATCTCAAATTGAAGAAATGGCGAAGATACCTGACCAACTTCTTAGTTATGTCGCACGTAACTTAGGTATTCCAGTGGGATTAGTCAATGGAGATACCGCAGACATTGAAGCGATGACCGATAACTACATGAAGTTCTGTATCAATCCGATTATTGAGAAGATTACAGTCGAATTGAATGCGAAGTTATTTAGTGAACGTGGTTACAAAGAAGGAAAACGTATCAAAGCAATTTCAATTGATGCGTATGATCCAATTGAAAAAGCAGAAGCAGTTGATAAGTTAGTCGCAAGTGGTGCATTTAACCGTGATGAGATTCGAGAACTTATGGGATTTGATGCCACGGGAGAAGAAGAAATGCAGAAATTCCTTATCACGAAAAACTATCAAACTGTGGATGACATGTCATCAGAGGGAGGTGATACTAATGAACAAACAGTACTTTAATATCGCTAAAATTAATGACAGTATTGGCGAAATCGATATTTACGGTGAAATCATTGATGAATCTTGGCGTATGAGCGATACAGAAACAAGCGCACCCTCATTTAAAGACGCGCTAAAAGAATTAAAAGATGTTAAGCAAATTACAGTCAACATCAATAGTGGTGGTGGAGATGTATTCTCGGGTGTAGCCATCCACAATATGCTTAAAAGTCACAAAGCTCACGTTACAGTCAAGATTGATGGTTTAGCTGCATCAATTGCATCAGTGATTGCAATGGCAGGCGATAAAGTTATCATCCCTAGGAATGCTATGCTTATGATTCACAATGCATGGACGTTTGCAGTAGGTAATGCAAGTGATTTACGAAAACAAGCCGAAGACTTAGAGAAAATCAACAGTGTGGTTATCAATTCTTATTTAGATAAAAATCCTGACATTGATGAAGATAAATTACGATCATTGATGGATAACGAAACATGGTTGACTGCGCAAGAAGCGAAAGACTTAGGTCTAGTGGATGTGATTGCAGAACCTAACAAAGCGGCTGCAAACATCACTAAAAGTCAAATAGAAAGGTATGATAACGTGCCATCAAAATTCAAAAATGAAGAATCTACGGTTGAAACACCTAAAGAAACTAAGCAAGAAGTAACAGCTGATGATGTTATGTCAGCTTTAGACGAAATTAAATCTGATGTAAAAGCTATCTTAGAACATGTATCTAAAGATGAAACACCAAAAGAAGATGAAGAGATTGATGCTTCACAAGCACAAAATAGCTTTGCACGGTTATTTAATATGAAACAGTATTAAAGGAGGCCAAACTTATGGCAATTAATTTAGAAAACAAAGAACAATTTCAAAATTCACAAAAGTTATTAGCGGAATTTTCGAATATGGATTCTAACGCTTCTGACGAACAGGTTAAAGAAAAATATACAGAATATATGAATGCATATTCATCTGAACTTGCAGAGGCTATTCGAAATGATATTCGAAAAGAACAGGGAGATAACGCTGTTTTAAATGGACGTAATGTAAATCGTTTAACAACAGAAGAAAAGAAATTTTATAACGCATTAGTTTCAGAAGACCATGTGAATACTGATACTAAATGGAAAGACACAGAACTATTACCGGAAACAATCGTTGATCGTATTTTCGATGATATTGAAACAGAAAAACCATTGCTTAAACATATTAATATTCAACGTACCGGACTAAAAGCACGTGTTATTCGTTCTGTTCCTGAAGGGCAAGTTGTATGGGGTAAAATCTTTGATGAAATCCGTGGCCAATTGGAAGCTACATTCTTCGAACAAGATGTAACATTAGGTAAAGCCACTTGTTTTGTAGTAGTGCCCAAAGATTTAAAAGATGCAGGTGTACAATGGGTTGACCGTTATGTACGCACTCAAATTAAAGAAGCTTTCGCAGTTGCTATCGAAAAAACAGCAATCAACGGGCAAGGTGCAGCGCGTAACGAACCTGTAGGATTAATGAAAGAGATTAACCGTACAAACAATGCTGTATCAGATAAAACGGTTGCGGGTACTTTAACTTTATCTGACCCTAAAAAGTCAATTGCTGAAATCGGTATGGTGATTAAAAATTTATCTATTAAAGAATATTACGACAAAGAAGGTAATGTTAAACGCTCTAAAGGTGCAAATGTTACAAATAACGTAGTCGTTGTATTAAACCCAGCAGATTATATTTACGCGAAAATCGCGTTTACAATTCCGATGCCTAATGGTCAATATGCAAGCCCTATTCCGTTTAATGTGACTTTCGAACAATCTGAATTTGTACCACAAGGGAAAGCAGTGGCTTTTGATAAAACACGTTATCACTTTTATGCGGGTAGTGAAGTTATCTTGCGCACATTCGACCAAACATTAGCGTTAGAAGATATGGATTTATATACAGCAAAGCAATTTCTATACGCTGAGCCAGATGATAACAAAACGTCATTTGTATATAATGTTGACTTTTCAAGCCATGGAGCGCCAGAACCTGATAGTTTAGAAGAAGGACCTTCATTATAATTAAGGAGGTTTTATAATGGCTAAATTCAAAGCGTTAAAAAAATTCTTTGATAAGGTAAATGATAAGAGTGTCAAAGAAGGCGAGATTATTGATATTACTATAAAAAGAAGTGAAGAAATTGAGAAAAATGCCCTTCAGCAAAAATTTGAAGGACCATTTTTAGAACGTATTAAAGAAAAGAAGTGATATAAATGATTACTTCAGATTTAATTCAGGATTTCAAAGCACGTAATCGTATTTTTTATAACATTGAAGATGAACGTATTAAACGAGATCTCGAATTGTCATACGAAGATATCAAATCCAAGTGTGGAGAATTCGACATTTTAATACCTTCCTTAGGTCGCGAATTAGTCCTTGAGCGCACAAGATATGTATTTAATGACAAGCTAGAAGAATTTAGCGATAACTTTCTATCTAGCATAGTCCAGTTCCAAATTATGAATATGGAGGTATACGACGATGGCACAATCACGTAGACAGTTTGTAACAGGTGGCGATATGCGTACACCTGTTATTTTTTACACTGCACATACGACTGATGACTTCATGCCTGGCGAAACAACGGTTGAATATTATCGTTGCTTTGCCGACGTATATCCACCATCAATGAAAGATTTGGAACGAGACAATGAGGCAAGTATTACAATGGTGACGTGGCATCCACAGAATGATAGACCGATTACAACAGAAATGTATTTCGAAATTGCATTACCACAATATGAAGGTAAGCAATACAACATCATCAATGTGGAAGATGATACCAATAATCACTACAATATTAAAATTATTGGGAAGCGTAAATCATGAGCGTGAAGATTGAAGGGACCAATAATATGTTACGTCAGATTCGTGAAGAATATGGCGAGGGTAAAATGCTTAAAGCACAGGATAAAGCGTTGCGTCTAGGTTCTAAATACTTCAAAAGTGTAATGCAAAGTAACTTTCAAGTCTTTAAAGATACAGGAGCGTCTATTGCAGAAATGACACTGACTGAACCTTATACACTGTATGGACGTGTACGTACGGTTAAATTGCATTGGGAAGGTGCTATGAGTCGACAATCCATTATCCACTTAAATGAATACGGAACAGTGCGAAATGCAAATCCACGTGGTAAGGGTGTTATTATGCGTACGATGGTTATGACTGAAAAGCCATACCGTGAAATTATAAAGGAATCATTGCGAGGTGACTTATAATGTTTGACATGTTGAAAACCTTACGAAGTTATTTAGCTAAAAACGCAACAATTGCTCAACATTGTAATGGTCGCATCCGTGCATTCCATTATGATGAAACGGCAGACACCTCTAATACGTATATATTAATTGACCCTATCATCGCACCTCAACCTGATACATTTGCGAGTGATACAAACCTTACGACTGAATACGTATATCAGATTGACGTAAGAGGACCTAATTACGATACTGTAAAGTTGGTACAAGAAGCGATTCGTCAAACAATGTGGAGTATTGGTTTTTACCAACGAGACGGTATAGATCAATATGACGCCGAAATACGATTATATTTGGACGCCCGTCGGTATCGTGGGAATCCATACACAATTGATGAACTTAGGCATATAGATAAAGATTTAAATGAATAACGCTAGCCTTTCGTGAGCAACGGAGGGCTATTTTTTATGCATAAAATTAAGGAGGAATTATAAATGGGTAGATATAATGCTGCAACAGGTTTAGGTAAATTATATTATGCAGTTTTAACTGAAGAACAAGATGGCAGAGTGACAACTTCAACAATCAAAGAGGTTGATTACGTACAAGAAATGTCAATCGAATTTGGAGAAGAATTAGAAAAGGCTTACGGTTCAAACAAAGTTGCTGAAATTGCTAAATCAGCTGGAGAAACACAATTGTCTTTAACTTTCCACAAATTACCAATTGACGTTCAAAAAGACTTGTTAGGATTAATTGCACATGAAAGTGCCGCAAACACTTACGGATTCGGTAAATCAACAGGAATCACTTATGCAGCTGTAGCAATTCCACGTACTATGGAAGATGGTTCAATGGAATGGTTCGGGCTTTCAAAAGGTGTATTCACACGCCCTAACAAAGAAGGTAAAACAAAAGAAGATGGCGTGGAATTTGGTTCAGATGAAATTGAAGGTCAATTCATGGAACGTAAAGTAGAAGGCTTTGACGAAGAATTAGCAGTTATGATGTCTTATGACCCTAAAGGTTCTACTGAAGGTCGTGACGCCGTATTCCAATCAATGTTTGGAAAAGGTTTCGAAACTGTACAAACAGGTTCTTTTAATGAAGCAGAAGATGTAACAATTACTATCGAGCCATCTTCTGCAGATTTAAAAGTCGATAGTACGGTTCAATTAAGAGTTACTGTAAGTCCTGAAGATGCGATTGATTCAGATGATGTTACGTTTGAATCAAGTAATACAGAAGTTGCAACTGTTGATGAAAAAACAGGATTAGTAACTGGGGTTTCGGAAGGCGAAGCTAGAATAGCTGTAGGAAGTGTTTCACGTCGTAAAATTTATGCACAAGCTACAGTACGTGTAACTTCTAACGAAATTTAATCAAACAGGCGACTTTAAAAGGTCGCCTATTTTAAATCTAAATTAAACGGTCAAATAGAAACCCGTTGAAAAGGAGAAAAGTAAAATATGGCAAAAGCATTAGTATTAGATATTAACGGTGAAAACAAAAAATTCTACAAAAAAGGCAGCTTTACTGGACGCCAGGCACGTAAAGGAACACGTTTAGCAATGACAATGAGTGCTTATGCTAGTAAAACGGCAGAAATGACACTTGAAGAAGTAGAAAAATTCGATGAAACCTTAGATCAAATTGAAAAAATGGTAGTTGAAGATTTATATGATAATCAATTCACTGTAGAGGAATTACAAGATGGTATTGATGGTGATAAATATTTTGAAACGATTATCGGTGAAGTTAGTGGTTCAAGCGAGGACATGGGAAAGAAATAGATGACTCTAGTCTCAGTAGTGAAGAACTAACTTTCGAACAACTATCTAAGAGTATCGACAAAATTTATCAAGAGCTGCTTGAGAATGGTTGGAAGATGAATGAAATAGATGATACGGAAATCTTCGAACTTCTAAGAATATTAAATGCTAAAAATCAGAAAGATTCCAAAGTTAAGAAAGTTGGTAAAAACGAATCATTGATAGCCGCAATTACCGGAAAAGATCCTAGAGCCACTGGTTAGTGGCTCTTTTTTTATATCTAAAAGAAAGGAGAGTGAATGTATGGCAGGAGATATTAAAGGATTAACGATTGACCTCGGGCTTAACACATCAGACATCGACAGAGGTATGGCTAATTTACAACGCAAACTTAAAACGGCTGATGCACAAATGAAGGCAAACTTGTCTACATTTGATAAAGCGGAAGATTCTGTTGATAAATACGGTGCTAAGATTGAAGGTCTCAACAAAAAGTTGAACCAACAAGGACGCATTGTCGACGAATCTAAACGTAAACTCGAAACCTTAAAAAATGCTCAATCAGAATCGATAAAAAAATTACAACAAGCAGAAATTGCAGTAGGGCAAGCGAATCGTAAGTATGAAGATTTAGCTGATACGTATAACAAACTTGAAAATGAAATGAAGCAGTATTCTACAAACGTTAAAAATGCACAGAACACTCAAAAACAAATGCAGAATACTGTTACACGATTGAATGCTGAAATGCGTAATGCAAAATCAGTTGTGGACGGTCTACAGAATGAATATGATCAGTTGAATGAATCAGGCGAGGCAACAGATGCAGAATTAAAAGCACTTAATGCAAGACTTACACAAGCTAAAACTAACTATAATCAGTTATCAAATGCAGTTGATAGTGCTAAACGAGAGTTAAACGAATCAAAAATCGCTACGTCTCAAGCTAAAGAAGAATTACAAAAGTTTAGCGACGCCAATAATGATGCAATGGTTAACGCTAAAGCTGCAATGCAAGTAGCTAAAAAAGAAGCAAGTAATGCGGAACGCTCATATTCTGCATTAAATCGTGAAGTTAGTCAATTACCTGCTAAATTAGATAAAGCGGAAGCTGAAGTTTATCAACAAATTCTCGCTTATAATAAGTTAGAAAGTCAAATCGATGAAACAACTGATGAATTAGAAGCGTTTCATCGTGAGCAAATAAAAGCTTTCGAGCTTGAACAAAGTAAAACAGTCGGTTTACGTGCTGCTCTATCTGATATGAGTCAACGTTACGAAGAAATTAACGCCAAAGTCAACCGTATAGGAAATAGCTTTCGTAATGTCGGTTATGTTATTCGAGGAATAACGTTTGGAACATTGATTTCAAATATATCAGCAATCATTCCAGTAGCGGGTGGCGCAGTAAGTGCTATTGCAGGTATTGGTGGTGCTGCGACTGCGGCTGCAGGTGGCGCTATTGGTTTAGGCGGTGCATACGGTGTAGCGCTAGGAAGTATAATGGCGTTCACTGGTCAAGCGACTACAGCGTTGCAAATGTTAGAAGATGGCCAATTGCGTATAACTAATCAAGTACGTAATTATCAAAATGCTTTGAGTGGTTTGCAGAACCAATGGAAAGGTCTTGTACAAGCGAATCAAGCGGCAATTTTTAATACAATGACCAACGGCATTAATATCGCTAGATTGGCGTTAACACGCTTAACACCCGCAATCACTACAACTACTAACATGATTGCTAAAGCGTCAGGTGAAATGCGGAATTGGGTTACATCCTCAGAAAACGCTAATAATGCATTCAAAATGATTAACAATATAGGTCCGCCTATATTCCAGAATTTACTTAATGCGGGTATGCGTGTATCAGACGGATTAACGCATATGTTTACGCAATTTGGACCACTTTTTACATGGGTAGGTCAAGGTATTGATAACCTAGCTAGCAAGTTCAATACGTGGGCAAATAGTGCGAGTACAGATAATGGTATCGCTAAATTCATTGAATACACGAAAGTCAATCTTCCAATTGTGGGCAGAATATTCGGCAATGTATTTAGTGGTATTATCAGTTTGTTTACAGCCTTTAGTGGTCATTCCCACAATGTGCTTGTCGGTATGGAAGCCTTAACGCAATCATTTAGAAATTGGGCTGCAAACTTAAAGAATACAGAAGGTTTTAAAAATTTCCTTCAGTATCTTGAAACGAATGGTCCAATCGTGTGGCAATTGCTTAAGAACATAGGTAGCATTATAGTCGGTATAGTAAGAGGGATGGCCCCTATTGGCGCTGTAGTTTTAAGAATAACTACTGCAATTACAGGTTTTATTGCGAAAGTTGCAAATGCTAGTCCTATACTTGGTGGCTTTTTGGGCGTCTTGACAATGGTCGGGGGATCGTTAATGGCAATCATTCCTCAACTTGCCTTGTTTGGTGCTGCAATCGGAGGGACTAGTAAAATAGCTAGCATTGCAGGTTTAGCAATGAGAGGTTTAGGAGTAGCTTTTACATTTATTACTGGTCCAATCGGTATTGCAGTTGCGGCTATTGCGGCAGTAAGCGCTGCATTAATTTATCTGTACAAAAATAATGAAACATTTAGAAACGCCGTCAACCAAACATGGAATACAATAAAGGTTACTGCCATTGCAGTTTTTGGATTCTTAAAACCGTATATTATTAATATTTGGAATGCGATAAAAAATGCAACCCAAGTTGCGTGGGCTGCTATTAAATTTGCAGTAACAAATCCTATGCTAGCTATGAAAACGATTTTAGGGGCAATAATTAACGGGATTAAATCCACTGTTATTCAGACATGGAATATCATAAAATCTTTTACTATAGTTGTTTGGAATTCTATAAAAAACGCAGTAGTAAAAACTGCCAGAGGTATTTGGAACGGTATAAAATCCGCGTTCAATTCATCTTGGGCATTTATCCGATTTATATTTAATGCTATTCGTAACTTCATTGTGAATGTGTGGACGACAATAAAAAATAGAACACTTGCGATTATTCGTTCAATGGTTGCCGTAACTAAAGCGATTTTTAACAATCTTTCTGCCGTCACACGCCGATTGTTTAATTTATTGCGTGCATTCTTTTCTACAGTTTGGAATGCGATTAAGAATACGACAATACGTGTTATCCGTGCGATGTGGAATACGGTAAAAGCTATATGGAATACTTTTTCTGCCGTAAGTCGCAAAATTTTTAATAATTTACGTGCGTTTTTCTCATCTGTGTGGAATTCGATCAAAAATACAGTTGTAAGAGTTGCACGTAACTTATGGAATACTGTTAAAGGTATTTGGAACACGTTGTCGGCGGTCACACGTAAAATTTTTAATAATTTGCGTAGCTTTTTATCTAATCTCTGGAATTCCATCAAAAATCGGGTTATATCAACAGTTCGTTCTTTATGGAATACCGTACGTCGTGTATGGGATTCCTTCTCCGCAACGACCCGTCGAATTTTTGGGAATTTGAAGAATAGCATTATCGGAACTTGGAATACTATTAAAAGTAGAGTAAGTAACACTGTTCAAAACCTATGGAATACAGTTAAACGTATTTTCACAAATATGTGGCGTGGCCTTGGGAACATCATTGGAAAAATTAAAGGTCACATCGGTGGCATGGTAAGTACAATTAAGAAAGGTTTAAATGGACTTATTAAAGGATTAAACTGGGTAGGTTCAAAATTAAGCTTGCCTAAAATACCGACACTGTCTACAGGGACACAAAAAATTAACCGTCATATTACCACTACATCAGACGGCCGCTTAAAACAAGGTACAATGGCAGTTGTGGGGGATAAAGGACCTGGTAACGGCAGAGGTATTGATGGTCGTCGTGAGTTAATTCAATACCCTAACGGACGTACTGCGTTAACACCCGCAAAAGATACGACTACATTCTTGCCTAAAGGCTCACGTGTGATTAGCGGCGGAATGCGTCAACAGATGTTATCCACTGGGACATTACCTAGATTCAATGGCGGTTCATGGTTCGGTAAAGCTAGTAATTGGCTTTCTGACAAAGCAAGTTTCATCGGAGGAAAAGTCAAAGATGTAGGTAAATGGTTGTCTAGTAAAATCGGCGACGTTATGGATTATATGGATAATCCGGGCAAATTATTAGATAAGGTATTAGGTGGATTAGGAATCAATTTTAATAGTCTTACAAAAGGCATGGGCATTATAGGAGATATTACAAGAGCTGCGTGGAAAAATATCAAAAAAGCTGCGATCAAATGGATTGAAGATGGTTTTTCTGAATCGGGAGATGGCGGCGTTTTAGATATGAGCAAGTTACGTTATCTATACGGGCGTACAGCCGCGTATACACGCGAAACAGGTCGACCGTTCCACGAAGGTTTAGATTTTGATTATATCTACGAACCAGTACCATCTACTATTAATGGTATCGCGAAAGTTATGCCTTTTGATAGCGGTGGTTATGGAAATTGGGTAAAAATTGTCAAAGGTGCTTTAGAGGTTATATATGCGCATTTATCTAAACACAAACTTAAAACGGGGCAAAAAGTAAGAGTTGGGCAAACGGTCGGCATATCAGGTAACTCCGGATTTAGCACAGGACCACATTTGCACTATGAAATGAGACGTAATGGACGTTATTTCAACCCATTACCTTGGCTCAAGAAAAACAATGGTAGCGGTAAAGCTAAAGGTGGCTGGGCTGGTAATATTAGACGTGCAGCTAGTCGAATGAATGTTAAAGTATCAAACAGTGATGTACAAGACATATTAAAGCTTATACAAACTGAATCAGGTGGACGTGAAAGTATTGTTCAACAAATTGTTGACATCAATACAGGTGCTAACCGTGCACGAGGGTTACTACAATATACACCGGGTACGTTTGCTGGTTATAAAGTTAAAGGTGCAGGTAACATTATGAGCGGTATGCACCAATTGCTTGCATTCTTCAACAATAGCAATTGGCGTCGAGATTTATCCGCTTGGAAAAGTCGTATGGCAAGAGGTATTACTGGTTGGGGACCTTCAGGTTCAAGACGTTTCGCTACTGGAGGACTTATCAAAAACGCTGGTTGGTACAACATCGCAGAAGGTGGCTATCCTGAATGGGTTATTCCTACTGATCCATCACGACGTAGTGACGCTATGAAGTTGTTAGCACTTGCGGCACAAGACATCAATCGTGGTAAACAATCAGGTAATAAACGTCCTGGACAATTACCGAATGTAAATCGTGGTGGTGCAGACAACACAGAATTATTACTTCAAATGATTGAAAATCAACAACAACAGATTAACGTGTTGATGCAAATTGCAAGAAGTAATCAAACTGTTGCTGAAAAAGACTTCCAACCAACAATTAACAAACAAGACTTTGTGAATGAAGTTAGTGAAGCTATGAAATTTAATAATAGATTAAATGCAAGACATGCAAGTTTTAAACCTGCATTTTAAGGAGGGTATTCAACCAAAATGAATGACACAATTGAAGTCAACGGTAAAACATTACCATGGTTGTTTGTGGAAAGAGGGTTTCAAATACCCTCTTTTAATTTTGATATAAAAACCGAGGAAGTACCCGGTAGAGATGGAGCAGTATATCAAGGTAGACAGTTGAAGCAATATGAATTTGAAGTGCCGTTATTCATTCACAATGATTATTTGTCATCAGAGGGTGTCAAGACGCACGATGAAATATTGAATCGATTAGTTAAATTCTTTGATTATGATAAAACGGTTAAATTGAAGTTTAAATCTCAACAATGGTATTGGAATGCTTATTTCAAAGGTCCTATTGAGCTAAAAAAAGAAACAAATCAAGGAATTAATACTTTCAAAATAAATGTGGTGCTTGTAGACCCTTATAAATATGAAGACAAAGAGTATCAGACACCTGCCTACTCAGATCAAATTGCAGTGAATAACACAGGAACAGCAAAAACTTATCCTATTATACAAGCTACAGCACTTAAAGATAGCACGTCATTTACAATCACTAAAAATGATGAAGACTACTTTATGATTGGAGAAGACGATGCATTTAAAGAAGTAAAGGATAAATCACCTAGCATTTACTCTAGTGGTATGGAAAATGTAGCGGGTTGGCAATACTTACCTAACAGTTATATCATGCAAGACAATATTACAAGCAGTTATGCGGTAGGTTCTATTGAATCTAATGGGTATCAAGTTCGTGCAAAAGATTATGGCGAACGGCCTACAGAGGGGTGGCATGGTCCGGCTGTTAAACGATCATTACCACGTACAGTACAAGATTTTGAATTTACAGGTGTTATGAAAATATTCAGTAGGCGACAAGGTGTTGGTAAAGGCTTTTTTCACTTATATGATGACGCTGGTAATATTATATGTTCCGCAGGATTACTTGATGCTACGAATACAACCACAAATGTTAAAGCTTATGTGGCGTTACACAACGAATACCAAGAACGTTTTGAATGGTATGCTAACACTGGTAATTGGGCTTACGATAACGCTTATGTATATTTGAATGTAAAACGTATTGGTGAAACATGGTACATGAAGACATGGCATTACTACACAGATGAAAATGGTAAAAAACAAATTACTTCACGAGCGCATAAAACTTATACAGATAAAGGCAAATGGTACACAGCTCCTATAGCACAAATTGGTATTAACATAAGTAAACACACAAAATATGACGCATTACCCGTTTATGTGGATAAAATAAGTTTGAATGAGTTATTAGGCGGAGAGGAATTACCCTATATTATTAAAAAGGGTGATGAAGTTTATATTGATATGCGTAATGAACTTGTATTGATTAATAACGAAGATGTTTTAGAAACAAAAACTTTAGGTAGCGACTATTTCAGCATTGAAGAAGGGGTATCCGAATTATTTGTTCTTCCACAAGGATATTTCGACACAAAAGCAATATGGTCAAACAGATTTTTATAGAAAGGAGGTATATGAATGTTATTACACGTAATGGATTTCGACGATAATATTGTTGACAGTTTTGGTGAACGTAATAATGCGATTCTACAAGCTAAACATGAGCGTAAAATCGATGAGAATCGTAATGAAAGCGAAATTTTAACCATTGTAATACTCACCGAATTTGCAGAGGCATTTACAGATATGCGACGAATCTTGATTCAAGATGAAAATGATCTATATCGTGAATTTATAATCATGCATACTGAAAAAGATAACAATGGTTACTCAACAATTGAAGCTACAGCTAGTTATTTAATTGATATTGGAAACGCTCGAAGTATTCCAAAAGGTAAATATGAAAAATTAACCGCAAAAGAAATGGAATACGAGATATTAAAAGGTATTCGGTGGGAATTAGGTACAGTTGAATGGGCTGGACAACAAACAATCTCTTGGACTTCCGAACGTACGCCGTTTCAAATGTTAAAACAAATGTGTACTGCATTTAATTTAGAACTTGATTTTACCTACGAAGTTGATTTAAAAGGTATTTCTCATAGATATGTTCACTTCTATAAAAAGAAAGCGTTATTTAACGGTAAAGAAATTAAAAAAGGTAAAGATTTAATAAGTTTAAAACGTATATCAGACGCCACCGAATTAAATACCGCTTTGATTGCTTTAGGACCCGAAAAAGACGATGGTTCACGACTTAGAATCGAAATTGTGGATGAGAAAGCACAAACTCAATTTGGAGCAAATAAACGGTTTATTTGGGGTATTTACGAACCTGAATCTGATGATAAAGACATGACCGAATCAAGACTTAGAACGCTAGCGAACACAGAATTAAATAAACGTAACAAAATTGATGTTACCTATGAAGTAGACGCTTTAGATATCCGAAAGCAATTTCCACATGAAGTGACTCGATTCGGCGATATAGTACGTATAAAAGATAGAGATTTTACTCCACCGCTTTATGCAGAGGCGGAAGTAACAGGAATTGAGCATGATTTAGTAAGTGACGAACGTAAGTACACTTTCGGAACACCTAAAGAATATAGGGAATCAGACTTACGTAAGTATTTTACTGAACGGTTAAACATGCTTAGGGATATGATGAAAGATGATAAACTCAATCTAAACCAAATCGTAGAAACTGTTAGAAATGACTTAGTCGAACGTGTAGAGCAAGTTGTGTTAACCGGTAGTGTAATGCCGGAAAATCCTAAAGAGGGGCAACTATGGTACGACACAAGTAATCCTGAAAATGCAGTATTACGTGAATATGTGGGCGGACGTTGGTTAAACGCTACTGCTGAAGATGTGTCAAATATTGGAGGATTAAGACGCGAACAAATTGTTTATCGTGAATTAGCCAATACTTTACCTGATATTCAAACGGAACATTTACGCTTACAAACACAATACTATAACTTTCGTGATAGTGAATATTTTGTCGACAATGCATTGAAAGATGAGATGACAAATAAATATAATTTAATGAATGATGCTTTCACTCAAGCGAAACAAATGTTTGAAGCGTTGAACGAACAAGATGCAACCATTGGGCAGCTTACTGACGTACAAGCGAAACTAGTTGAATATCGTAATCAAGTTCAAGATTTTTATGTAGTTGTAGGTAAAGTCGATAAATCAATCAGTGAACGCATTAAGTTATTGCAATCACAGTACACTGACGAGAAGTATAATGAGGCTATGAAACGTGTGGCGGAGACATTCGGTATTAAGCAAGATGAAAACGGGGCGTTTATTGGTCCTCCTGAAACAATAGCAGAAATGGTTGACGCATTACGAACTGAAACAAAAGAAGAAATGTCAACGTTACTTAAACGAGCAGAGTATGAAACTGATAAAAACGGCATTGTCGAAAGATTGAATGCTTCAGATTCTGAGCGTAAACAATTAAGCAACGAGATTAACGACAGAGTCACAATCACTGAATATAATGCAGGAATGGAAGAAAAGACGAATGAAATTAATAACCTAAATATTGGAAGTGAAAACTTACTTTTAAATAGCGAAATTCGCAGTGATTTTTCTACTTATCCGGGCTATTCTTATATAAAATATGATTTAATACGTCTATTAGAAATAGGTAAAAATTATACTCTAAAAGCTGACATTGTCGCTAATGATGAAAGACAAAGCGGAAAAACTTCTGTTTTCCCATACAATCCTGATGGAACAAGAGATATAGTAGATATTAAAGACGGTAAAATCACTTATACATTTACAGCACAATCTGAAAGTACACAATTTTTAATTTATAAAGATGTAGCAGGACAATCTAATGTAGATTTAGAAGTAATAATCGAAAAAGCTATCCTCGTTGAAGGTGATAAAGTTACAGGTTGGTCGCCAGCTAATGAGGATATTAAAGAAGATATACAACAAGCCGAAACAAACGCAAATGCATACACAGATGCTCAAAAGAAAGACACAGACGTTAAACTCATAAAAATGAATACCGACATCTCTCAAAACGGACAAGAAATCACTCAACGTGCAACAAAAGAAGAATTTAATCAATCACGCAAGACGTTATCGCAAGTTATTTCTGAACTTACTAATAGCACTATGAATGGTTTAACCTACACATACGACGAGAATGGAGCTATACAATCATTTAACGTAGGTCCAAACGGAACAAGTATTAATACGTCTAAACTAACTATAGACGCTGGCGATGTTAGTTTAAAAGACGGCGTATTCACGGTTAAAAGCGTCAATACTAACAACGTCACGATTCCACGCGATGACGGCGGTGTACCATCTATTATCAATGGTGTAGACAAAAGGGAATCGGCTATAACTGGTACAACGCCACCATTTAAGCAAAAGTTAAGTGGTAGTGCACCCGTATTCTTTGAGGCAGGTTACTGGTTAGGTTGTTTGAAACGGACATCTGACCAAGAATACTTATCATACGACGCCTTTTACTTTACGCATGACCGACGCTACTTATCCGTATCTGTTATCTTTTTGGTTGGACAAAATGGGACAACCGACCCTATGGAGAGAAAGGTCGGAGAATTTATTAAGTTAGAAGAATTTAGCCCGCCGCCTAGTATTGAGTCGCAATACTTAATCAATGAGTTCAAAGGTTTTGCAACAACAACGTCAGAACAAGACGGAGGCGGACGTGTTCAATATACTTTTGTGAAAGATTTAGGACCACCAACAGGGCTACCTAGACAATTCTATTTTAAAGTGAAACCAAATGCTGAGGGTGTGGCTAATCCTTTGTTTGAAACAAACAAGCCTTATTCTATGGCTAAGTTTCAAATAAGAAAGACTATTCTTTATGGTTAAGGAGTGCTTTATATGCAAGAAATTAAAACTTATGATAGTAGAAACTTTGAAGATACTACTGTTAACATGCTCATTCCATTTAGTAGCATTCAAGACGACATGACATTCACAAGCGCGACAAGTGGTACTTCTTCTTGTAACGAGCAAGGTATCAATTTCATTGTAGATCTTGATGTATTTGATCAATTTGAAAAACTGAAATTAGATTTATCTAATGGTTTCAAACTGTATTTACAAGACGGAAAAGAAATAATACCGATAAAACGCGAAGAAGTTATCCCGCCCGTTTCAAACACATGGACACAGGCCTAAATTTAAGCGCGCAACCTACCCTTTAGCGAGGACGGTTGGGCGCTATTATTATATAAGGAGGAAGATTTATGATTAATAGAAAAGAGACACGTTACTTTTTAATAGAGATTGCAGAGAATGGGGACGAATATGTACTACAAAAGTCATACAACGGCAACGGATTTGTGCGTAGTAGCACGCCATTAAATGCGTATGTATTTAACACTAAAGAGGACGCGAAAAAAGCAGTGCAAGTTCAAAATATGTTAAATCAAATGTTCAACAGTAATTCAAAAACGTATTATGTGATTGAAAATACAAGTCGACAATTGTTTGATGATCAAGACGTAGAATTTAAACCGCAAGAAACATCTAGCGAAGTTACTGAATCATAAATGAGGTGGTGTTATTGAATTCAAGCATGAAAAAAAAACAACCTTTGACGTGCGCATTGCAATTATTTGTTTACTTTCCATTGGAATAAGAATACTAGCGCGCGGGTTTTTTTAGTTTAAAGAGCAAGAGGACGCTAAATTAGAACAACAGAACAAATAAGGCTATGCTCGGCTATTCGTATAACGGTAGTCGGGCTTTATTTTTATACAGAAAGAGGTGCATATATGAAGAAAAATGAATTTGGTGAATCCTTAGCCTTCATCTTGATATTTGGATTAGGATCATTCACTTTCGTGAGAGCCTTTTTTTGGTCTGTCTCACAAGAATCAGTTATAAACGACTCGCAGTTTTACACAAAGCTCCATGAAGTCATGCCAATATGGGTATGGGGTGTACTCTTGATGATTGGTTCATTTGCATTTATTTTATCCGCTTTTTTTATTCCTAGCGAGAAAATGAATAACATATGCAATTGGCTTTTGTTCTTTGGCGGATTGACCACATCTATAATGTACTTTCTGATGACAAGTGCCTCCATATTTAATGCTATCAACTGGCTAACTTGGGCACAATTTGCAGTGTTAACTGTTGTATGTGGAGCAGTAGCATTTGTAGGAGGTGCTACATTATATGCCAGACGAAAATAAATTTGTACTTAGACATGAGTGGGAGAGTGCAAGAGGTAAAATCTACGAGAAAATCAATGAGAATGATCGAAAGCATACAGAAGCATTAAACAACTTAGAGAAAACTGTTGATAAGCAAACGATCTTGCAAGAACGTTCTTTTGAATCACAAGAACGTTCCGAAAAACACTTAGAGAAACTTAACAATACAATGGAAAGTTTTGGGAAGGATTTTACCGATGTGAAATACAAAGTACAGTCCCACGATGAAAAGTTACAAAGTGTGCAAGGTATTATTTCAGAGAAACAGAAAGCGAATGTACAAATCACGACAGTATTCATTTCTGGTGTATTTACGGTTATCGTTGCAGCAATTGGATTAGCGAAGTATTTCTTTTAAGGAGGAAAAATATGAAAATTAATTGGAAATTACGGTTTCAAAACAAAGCGGTACTGACTGGTTTAGTCGGTGCTGTTTTGTTGTTTGTAAAACAAGTCACAGAGTTATTCGGAATAGATTTATCCACACAATTAGAGCAAGTGAGCGGCATTGTAGGTGCAATCTTAACATTACTAGCAGGATTAGGCGTTATTACTGACCCAACAA